TTTAAACGTAACTGATGACAAGATAGACAGTAAAGAAAAATTAATTGAATACGGAAACAGATATTTCCAAGAAACATTGGTAGACTTCCCGTCAGATAATTTAACTGTTACTGTTATTGACCGTAAACAAGGACGAATAAACTTATTCGATACGGTATGGTTTAGAAATGTCGAATTCGGGATTGATAAAAGATTAAAGGTCGTCGCTTATGAATATAGCCCAATGGCTAGGAAGTATAAAAAGTTAAGTTTTGGTGCTTTGAAAATTCCTAATCTAAACCAAGTCAAAACATTAAACCAATTAAGTGAACGTATTGAAGAAGCCGTCAATGAAAGTTTTGTTGACGGTTTAAAAATACAAGAAAACCTTAAAGAACTAATAAGGCTTGATAGAGTATCACTAGAAGAAAAAATGCAAAGTATCGCAAAAGCTTCAGAGGGTGCAGTTGAAGTTAAAAAAGCACTATTTGAAGCTAACGGAGAAATTCCGGAGATAGTTAAGACTAGAATTCTTGACGCAGTTGAAGGGAATATCGCACGTCTTAAAACGATAATAACAGAAGCTGAAATGATTAAATCTATTCAAGCACAATTGAACTTTGCTGAAATTAAAAATGCTTTAATTGATAAGGCGTTTATCAAAACGTTAGTATCTGACGAAAGTTTCAGACAACAATTCGAAGCCGGTGAAGTTAACACGCAAAATATCTTTACTAAAATGCGTGACGCTATTCAATCAAGTATTAGAAAAGATTTCATAACTAAAGAAGAAACTAAGAAATTAGTTAATGATATAACAATTAATGCTGACGGTATCCGTCAAATAGCAAACGAAGAAAGCGTAAAGACATTCACAAGTAAAAAAGCTGAATTAAAAGGTTTAGACGGAAAAAATGCGTACGTCTTTAAAAAGTAT